GTTCCTCCAATGCTTGCATTATTAATTGTGAATGTCTCGGTATATGGATAGCCAATACCGTTATTCGTGAACGTAACGCTAAAAACGAAGTTGCCTGAAACAACTACAGTTGCAAGAGCTCCAGTACCCAACGCTGTGACGATAGGCACGTTTGTATAGGTGCCGTTTGTATATCCAGTACCTTGGTTTTTTATAGTTGCAGTAAGAGCTCCGCCGACTGGGGTAATTTCCTGTGGGCCTGTTCCCACTGCATCATCATTGTCGATCGTCCATTGCTGAAGGCCATCACTAAATCCGGATATTACCCAAGTCTCTCCATTTTGAGAGCTCAGTGTCATTCCACGACTAATGCCTTGGGCGTTTAGGAAAGCACCTGTATAGCCACCTATCTTACGAGGGCGACCATACTGAAATCGAACCCATTCGCCATCAACGTAAGCTGGTGCGGCGAACTGAGTTCCATCTCGCTGGATACCTGCACCAACTTGTAAGACGGCAACTTTTATTGTCATTAAAACGCTCCAGCATTGATACCTACTGGCAAGAGCAGACCTGTCGACGTGATTTGTCCTGCGGCTATTCCTGCAATTGCAAATCCTAATTGACCGGATGCGGCTAAATACAGACCAGTTGTAGCATCACCTTGGAAAGATAAAGAAGGATTTGACGAAGAACCGTTGCCCAGTGTCAATGCATTAATAAAGCTAGATGTTGATGTCTGAGCGTTGTAGACGTTTGTTCCATCACAAATAGCAATAATCGTTTGATTTTGCGGTAGGACAATAGTTGTTCCGCCTGCAATTCCAGTAGTGAAAGTCAGAGTGTAAGCACCTGTTGTCAGATTTCTAAATGAATAAATCTGAACTGTAGGAGGCAAAACAATCGTGCAATTGCTTGTCAAAGTACCTGCGTATTCTTGAATAGTGTTTGATGCTTGAGCATCAGTCAAAGTCACAGTACCACCAGTTACTACCAAATATAGCTGGGTAAAGGCAAACAATGAGGACTGACCATATGCGTAGGTGTACCAATTCAAGCCATCAGTAGCTAAAACAAGAGATTCTTGAATTTGCAATTGCCATGCAGTGAAGTCAATGTCAATTGTATTTGTACCCTGTGGGGCAATATTTAGGATACCTGTACCATCATTCTTAATGGTCACATACCATCCTGCACCGACTGACTGGGCCAATGGCAAAGTCACTGTGCCAGTACCACCAGTCCATGCATACAAAGATGCACGATCTGAAGCAGTCATTGTGTAATTGGATGAGAATAGTGATACTGGAGTTGATTCATTAAGAGTAGAACCAAGGGCAGTCAATCCATAGCCAGCAAGGGTAGCGGCATTTGCGGCGGATGTTCCAGCACCAAAAGTCACACTTTCCCAAGCACCATCAATAGTGGTGTTATCAGTCACATAAATGTACTGAGCAACTCCTGAAGCGATGCTGACAATCGTGTTTCCACTGGTATCTACAACGGTAAAAGTATTAGCTCCGCTATTACGAATCAGAGTAGATTGACCCTCAGATACCTCAGTAGCTGGAGGCATAAACAAATTCAAATTATTTGTAGTAATTGTTCTAGAGCTAATTGTCTGTGAATTTGAAACTGTATATGTGCCAAGACCGCCTGAACCTGTACCGTATGCAGTGATGTAGGTTCCTGAAGTGATTCCTGCACCATTGATAAATTGACCAACTTGCAAAGTTCCTGATGCGACCGCAGTAATTGTCAAAGTGGTTCCGCTGATGCTTCCAGTGTAGGAACCTGCTCCTGCGGTTGCAGTCACCTCAATGATGTTTGCAACAACGTCTGATGTGTTTCCGTTGACGGGCCACTGAAGAATGGTATCGGTTGAAATTGACAAAGACTCATAACCCACCTGTGATGGGCTGATGGTCTGTCCTGTATAGGGGGAAACGTATGAGGTCATAATTGCTCCAATTCTTTCTTGGCCTTATTTATAGCCCTAGTTGCTTTTCGTTTTGCGATAGTTTCCAAAGAATCTTTTCTTCCAAGAGCATTTTTATTTCCCATTAATGCTTTTGCAACTTTGCTGTTATGCTCTAAAGATTTTGAAATTCCAAGACCCCTACTTTTACCTTTTCCACTTTCAGAAATTTTTGCTTTGTGTTCTTCAGACTTTGGAACACCTTTTCTTATTTTAGAAAGTTTATTTTTAATTTCATCGGATGGATTCAACATTCCATCTCCACCATCAGTCATGTTGTAACCGTATGGAACTTTTGTATTGTGTTCGACAATTAACATTCGTTCAATAGTTTTTGCAGATTCGCCATCAAAAGCACTTGCTATGTGACTAAAAATAAAATTTTCTATTCCATATTTTTTTATCGCAGAATGTAATGCAGGGCATCCGCCTTTTGCTGATTTGTGCTTTGACCATCTATTTTCAATATTATTAGTAATGCCGACATATTGTTTGGCATTTATTGAATTTGTAATTATGTAAATAAAATATTTCATCAAGAATCGACAGCAACTGCTTGCCTGTCCCCCACTCTTGCAACATCTTCTGTTTTTAATGATTGAACAGCTTCTGTATATTTTTGTTGGAAAATCTGACGCTGATCGTTATTTAGGAACGGCATTGCTTGTAAAAGGGTGCCAAACAACATTGCTGTTGGAGCATTTTGAGTCAACCAATTAGTTTGATTAGTAGAGCTCAATGGAGCAATACGCTCGTAGTAGAGCACTTCAAAATCATAGTTTTGGTCAGGAGTAGGGGCCAAATACCAGTGTTCCCAGTCAGTATCTGCATAGAACTGAGGAGGAGCCATTTCATTATTGTCAGGCCAAAAATTAGTTAAATACTCATATTTGCGAAGAAATACAGGCTTTCTTGTCCCAGTGGCATCTGTGAAATTAAAAGACACAGTCTTACGCCATCTAGCTGGTTTAGCCAATACTGGATTTCCAGCAAGCATGGTTGCCTGTGCTACCTGCAATTGACCAAGAGTCTTGATCTCCTGAGCAATTTCAAATTCAGCCAAGGTAATAAATGTAGGAATAGCATTGATAGTGGCCTCATCTGACCGCTCCAAGTACTGTAGAACAGTCGATGTCAGACTATCGTAGGTCATTACCCATGATGGTGTAGCTGTGGTCATTTTTTCCCCATTGTTCCGTCTATTTTCCCATCAAGTTGACAATCTCACAAGGTCGCTTATGCAATCATAGATTCTGATGTACTTTTGACTTGTGCGACACGATTCAACCACCCTTTTCCGAATGTACCAAAGGTCGGAAGACTCTTATAAAACGCATCTTTTTCGTCACTAAATTTGTTGATCAAATCGATTGGATTGGCATTCTTGATAACCTGTAGGGTTCCATTACCAATAACCCCATCAGCAGGCACTCCTGCGGCCTCTTGGATAAGCTTTGAAGCCCTATCTACACCCATGTTCACAGATGCATCAAAGACTGCGTAATCCACGCCTAAAGGTAGGTCGTCGCCCTTTACCTTGTCCCAGTAGTTTTGCTTGTAAAGGTTGTAGACATCCTGATCAGAAATGTTCTTTAGGTCATCCTTGCTGATGTGTGGATTTCCCTTCCAAGAACAATAAGTCTCCAAAGTAATTCCCTTCATAGTGGCACCGCCGGGATCGGCTGGGTTGTCACTCCATAATCCTTCGCTTTGAAGAACATGGTTTAGGGCAGACTGGTAGTTCTCTTTCATTTAGTTACCTCATCGTATTGGGCATAACATGCCTCAAGTGCTACTCTGATTTGGTCTGCACGGGAAGCTTCCCGTTCAAGAAATTCTGAATCCTCGGCAGAAAGGCTGGCTCCAGTGTTTCCGCAGGTAACTTGTCCATTGACGGTGCTTTGACTGGCCCGACTGGGGCGGTTCCGCAACTCGATAAGAGCATCAGAGAGCTGATTGTTGATAGCACTAATTTGAGCATCTTTATCTTTCCTTATTTGGTCTGTTGCTGTTTGTTGTTCTGCTTCTTTGGCTCTTGTGGCGGCTTCTTGCTCCAACTTATATGTCGTAAGCTTGCCATACCCAATGCTATAGCCGTTATACCAAGCACCAAATACAATGAGACCACCAATGATAATTTGGACATAGGTACCTATTGATAATGGAAACATTAACTAGGCTCCGCATCTTTTTTCATCATGACGGAAGCCCCTCCAGCACCGGATACGATTCCTAGTGATTCAGCTAACTCTCTTAAGGATACTGGCCCACTCATTACTTCATAGGCCGCTATTCCTAAAATAGCTAAAAATCCAATAAGCCAAGTAACCCGACCTATATCAAAAGTCTGATTGTCTTTGCCAGTCAATAGATGAATGAAAAATTTTTTCATTTTGCGTGCCAAAATCCAGCTATGAAGCTGATTAATCCACTAATGGCTGAAACAATAGCCATCCCCATCCAAAATCCTCCTCGGCTCTTATTAGCCAAGGCACATAATTCTTCTAGCTGAGATTCCATCTTGTCCATTTTCTTGGACATATCATTAAACTTGGTCTCATATCCTTCGACTTTTTGCCAAAGTACGCCATACTTCACTGGGTCGAAGTCGTAACTCATGATTAATCATATACACGAAGTGTCTTCGCCAAGCGAGCACGTTGACCAAGTTTCCCTGATTTTTTAGCGGCGGCATCCAGTTTCTTCTTAGGGATGTCATGTCCTTCTTTGACATGTAATTCCTTACGAAGAGCACTGGGATGCTTAATGGATTTTTGAATCCACTTCTCGGACATGATTAAGTTCCTTATTGAGCTGGTGTCTCAGCAGGTGTTTCAGCAGGAGCTGGAGCTTCTGCAGGTTGTGCACCTTGTGCTTGAGCTTGTTGTTGAATAGCTTGTACTAAACCTGCAACTTCTACAAATTTTTGGTTACCCAAATATTGCAAGATTGTGTTTACTAGATCAGTTGATAGTTTGATACCATCCATTTTTTAATCTCCATGAAGTTGCCACCAAATTAGGGTGGTGGCTTGCCCTAAAATTATTTTACAGCTTCTTCAAATACAGACATTAGTTACTCCAAGTAGCTGTAGGAACAGTAGGGAATGTTGCTGGTGTTGTTGGCAAGGTTAATACTGTACTCCCAGATATATCTGTTGGATGTAATGTACAGCTACCTGAAGTTGAACCATTAATCACTACAGTACCCATATTACCACCCAGCCAACGCAGAATAAACTGTTGTACCTGTATCAGCATCAAATTCGGCTTTCTGTTCTGCGGAATAGTTACGGC